TTATTCTTATAAGACGAAGCAACTTTTTGTCTAGCCGCGTCCAACGTCTTATTGATTTTGTTCATCTCAGAATCAAAAAAGGCTTGTCCCTTTGCAAGTCCTGCAAATACAGAGTTGAATATGTTTTTTGTTTTGAAGTCTCCAAACAACTGCTCCATATTATATAATGGACCACGCTCGACCATTACAAAATCAGCCGAATTTTTAGAGCGAGTCAAAAACTTTTTAATCCTTGCATACGCCTTCTCAAATTTTAAGGCAACACCTGTTTTGATTGACTCTATTAATGGTTCTGATTTTTTAAATGAATCAAGTCTCTCAACAGTAAGCTCAGCATAACTCGGAAGATACCCGTTGTTAATGTTGTCTATTAATTTGATTACGTTTTCTAGCTGAGAAATACTAAGTTGATTTAAAAGCGAAGGAACTAGCAGGTCTTTGAGCTCTTTTGCCAAGTTCCTTTCGTCTCTTGTTGGAAGATTCTCGGCGTTAATGTCGAGCCCTCTAATTGCCAAAATCAATTTTCTTTTTTCTTCCTCAATTTCCTCCTCAGTCATTTTAGCCTTCTCAACCCTTGGAATAATAAGGCTTTTGTGTTTCTTCATCAACTTCACCTCAGCCTCTGTAATCTCTCCCTCTTCTAACATCTTAATTAGAGTCTCAGCAAAATCAATCTTTCCATCTTCATCAATTACCTTGTCCTCATAGTTGTCGAACAGGATAGCCAACTCTTCAACTAATGACTCCTCCTCGTTTACTGCGTCGAGTATTTCATTCACGGTAGAGATAACCCTGTTTGCCTCTTCCAATTTTAATACTGCAGCGTTCTCTCCAAATGTATCTACCAACGCAAGGTATTTATCTAATACTGAATCAGGGATTAGATTTGGATTGATTGAGAATAGTTTGGACAACAGAGGTCCTGCTGATTCAGCAATACCTATTTTAGTCCTGATATTTACCTTAGCCGTTTTTAATTTCCTGCGAGCAGTCTCTATCTTTTGGTCGTAGTCAGCATCTTCAAATACATTAATCATATAGTCAACGAACTTGTCTACAGAATCTTGATTGAATACATTGACTGCCGCAAATCTTCTGATAATGCTTGCTACCTGTTTGGATTTTATTTTGCCCGACAATACTAATTCGTTTACTTGCTTAGCTAACTCAGCTTCAGCTTTCATAAAGGCAATCTTTGATTGTCTTGCTCCTCGCGCTAGGTCCCGAATTTGTTTCTTAAGCAACTGCTTCTCTGACATCGTGATTCTTTTAACGTCAGCTATATCCCCAAGCACTAGACGACCTAGCCCCATAAACAAATCTCGGCTAAGTGATGGCGAAGCTTTTTGTCTCTTGCCAAACTCAGTCTCTACATTACGAAATAATTGCTCACGTTGAGAGTCATTTGCTACCTCATAGACCTTTGATTGGGTAACATACCTCATGACGTTATCCATAGTCTTTGCCTTATCTAGGCCACGCTTTATAGACTTCTCAATAATTCCATTGGCAACATCAAGCATACGTGCGTATCCCGGAATTGTGTCTACATTCTCCTGAAGATTTCCTCCTCCTAGATTAATCCGGGAGAACTTAGCCTTGAATGGATTGAAGAATCTTCCGTTTGGTCCTAGGATATACACTCCACCCGGTCTTCCATTAGCATCAGGCTTAGCTCTCTTAGCTGAATAACCAAAGACATTAAGCTCTCTATTCATGGCGGACTCATTCACCTGTGCGGGAGAGAAGCCGTTAGTATTCATGTTGTATCGTCGAGCAATCTTTTGAACTTCTTGAAGAGTTCCGCCCTCCCCTTGATTTTGTTTGCTTACTCTTGGTCCTCCTCGCTTAGTCCCGACAGTATCAGATTTAGCTCCTCTACTTCTTCGTCCGACAGCTTCTCCTTCAACATTATCTGTAGCCCCTTCTTGAAGAGGTCCTCCTGCCCAACTTGGGGTTTTGATTCCTCCTGCATACTCTGTGATTTGATTTCTTGATTCATCTAATGTGATTTTTTTGTTTACGTAATTTTCTACTATTTGATTGATGGCCTCAACCTTTTTCTTATCTCTTTTGAAATCATCAGTGAACAATCCTCTTACTGCTTCCCAAGTAATGCTCTGTACTTGACGAGGCAATAAGCCCGTTTCTTCTGCGGCTAAATTATATCCTTCGGCAAATGCATAGTACAACCCTTTGATTCCAAGTGGGGCTGAGTTTGATGTACCGGTTCCAAAATTAGCTTCAACTTGTTTAGATTTTCCCGATAAAGGAAGTAATAACGCAGCGGCTACCGCATGGGTGTCCATTGTCACGTCTTTATCAGCCGACATTGGGTCGATGATATTATTGTAGAAGTTACGAATTTTGTGCATCTCTCCAAGAGTTCTTGTGATATTCCCTTGGCTTCCATCAAGATAAATTGCAACTGCTTTACCAATTTCAGTATATGAACCCCAAGCGACTTGAGCGTTAGAGCCGTCTTTCTTTTTAGCTATTCCAATTACCTTACCGTCGGGACTTAAAATGTCGTAATCTTTAGTGGTGTTTACCTCGTTATATGTTCGGACGTAATATGGCTTAGCATAATTAGGAGCGTCATTCATCTTCGTTCCTATTAAGCCGGCAAGATTTTGCAAAACTATATCGCTTTTTTTAACGGCATTATCATACTTAGCTATTAGTTTTTTTAACTTGTTAGCATTAGCCTTTGACCGGCTATTCTTGTATGCTGCCTTAGCCTTGTTTATTTTCTTCTGCTTGCCTTCCAAGCCGATATTAATGATTCCTCTCTGATAGTCAACCATCTCTTGGCTCATAACGGGGTTATCTTTAAATGCCATCATTACCATTTCGGCAAGACGAACATTCTGATACCAATCTTTTTGAGGAGATAGTGAAGCTATAATACCTGCAGCTTGTTCGGTTGTGATACCATACTTTTTACCAAAGTTTTGGGCCAATATATTTGCTCCATCATACCACAGTGTTGCAATCTCTCTTAGGTCTTGTCTAAAGTTGTCCATCAGATACTCTAAGTTATCTGCAATCTGACGAGAAAATATATCGTAAACTTCTTGAGCTTGCTCAATAGTTTTTATCTCGTTGAATGCTTTAACTCCTCTGACGATTGGATACTGAGCAATAAGATTGGCATTGCTGATAAATACATCCGGAGCATTTTCTTTTACATAAGCAAGTGAAAGTTCCGGTGCTTCTTCTACAATCTTCCGTTTGTTTCTTGCGTAGATAGCCAAGCCTTTCGAAACTCTGCTTCCTGCACGGCTAAGAGTGCGGACAAGCTTAACGTCAATGTCTTTTAGAGAAGACGTTTTAGGAGCAGTCTCTTGAAGAGTAGCTGCTTCCGCTTTCGGCTTTTGAAAACTAGCTTTGTTTTTTATAGTGACAGCGTTCTCATCGAATACCACATAGTTAAACCCTCTTGCATTTTCTGATGTAGCTCCACGAGCAATACTTTCAGCAGGGTACTTAACACCGTCAATGCCATTTTCAAGCAAAAATAGTGACGCTTGTTTTGCACTTCCTAACGCATTGGAAAGACCTCTATATAATGTTCCATTAGTAGCGTCAGGAGCAAGGCCATAATAAAACCCTTTATCTAATTGTTCTTGAGTCAATTTAGAAAACAACTTGTTTACCTGCTCTTTATTTGGTTTTTTATCCCATTCTAACCAAGTGTATTGGTCAGGAGTCTTACCATCGTGAAGAGATACTTCGTATAATTGCCCCGTACTTCTTTTGGTTATTTTTTTCCCCTTTAACTCATCAATATACGTCAGCATTTCTTTCTCTGCTGCCTCTGAATAAAATTGTCCGGGTGTTGACAGTCTGCGTACAATTGTATCATATCCGTTGTCGTAAATGCTTGCTAAAGTTGCAAAATAAAATTGTCCCTTATCTCTTACATTAGTGTATAAACCAACCTCATTCCCATCTACTACATAATACGTGTCGCTTAACATTTTTGCATAAGTCTCCGCTATGCTTTTGATGTCTGTAAAATACAGTCCCCATCCAAAGGCTTGATTGCCTTCTCCTGTTCCTATTGCTTCAGTTGTAAACTTACCAAAGTTATGAGGGCTCCCATGGAAGGCATCGACCTGACGGCTTACTCTATTTGGACTAGCTGCTTGTTGGGCTTCAACATCTCTAAAGAACATTGATATGTCTTGTCCCTTAGACATACGCTCAGAGATAGTCACCATGAAATTCAATACGTCCTCCGGCCTAGCGTCCTCTAAGAACATTGGCCGCCCTAAAATATCTATTGCTATATCATTAAACAAAGACTTTATCTCCTCAAGAAGTGTCTTTGCTTTTGGGGTTAGATTGTCAGTTGTGATTCCCGCTGCAGTAAGTAATCCTCCAAGTTGGACAAGCCACTCTTCACCTTGATTGCCTGATTGCTTATACGCTTCTGATTCTGAAAATTCATCAAGTTGTTTTGCAATTTCATTGAATCCATTGTCAATAAGAGATTGTCTTACGCTATCTCTGAACTCATTAAACAATACTTGATTGTCACCAAATGCCTTGATTAATATTGCATGCCAAGCTTCGTGCGGAAGAGTGGTAGCGTCAGACACTGAGTCGTTAATCAATATCTCAATAGGCTTATTATTCAAGTCGTAGATAATCATACCTCCCTCGCCGCCAAGAATCTGACTTGAAAACGAAGTGCCAAATCTTTGAATCGCATACTCTTTCATCTCCTCCAATGACTTAAGATTTTTAATCTTTAAGTTAGGAAATATAGTAGCCAATGAGCGTGCAGTATTAGCAAAGACCTCAGCCTTATTTGTGCCCATTTTGTCACCCATTGAAGCAATAAACTCAGCTTTAAAATCTTTTATCTCACTGCCATAAAGGTTTAATTTAAAAACCTTTTCTTGTCCTTTCTTCCCAATGGGTAGGCCAAAGATTTTTTTTCTTTTCCCATCCGCAACTCCTTCGCTTAAGTATTGAGAAAAACGGAATCTCGGTGGGACTTGGTCTATAGAGTTTACTGTAAGCTCATAAGGCTCATTATCGTTTAGTCCCTCAAAAAAACTATCAGACATCTCAACAAGATTGTCATCTACAACTCCAAAAACTTTTCCTTGTGTCGGGGCTTGTCTTTGTGGTTGAGGTTGTTCTTGCTCTTGCTCTTGTTGTTGTTGTTGAGCTTGTCTTTGCTCTTCATCAATCTGTGTCTTCAAAGACACGGTCACTGCGTCTATAGCATCTTGTTGCGCCTGAGTCCTTTGGTCTTCAGGGGTTGATTGCGCCTGATGGAACATCTCGGCTAACATTCTCTCATTACCAACGACAGGCATCTCTGTGCCATCTTCTTGCATGAAGGTAATGTTCGTGCTCTCCTCGGTTGGAAGCAGCTCTAATGCGGCTGCAGTGGTCTCAGGAGTGGATAGTACGGAAACGGTTTCAGGCGCTGCCTGTGCGGCAGCAGGTGCGTTCATCCTTTCATTTAAGGCGTCTAGTTCTTTTTGAGCGTCTTCAAATGCAACAAGCTCACCACCAATAGACACAGCCAATGGTGAAATACCTTCAGGCGCAGTCCTAATAGCTTTTGCAACAGCCTCCTCAAGCTTAAGCCTTCTTTCCTCTTCCTCGTCCGTCAATACTTGAATTGCATTTCCCGGAGCTCCTGTAGTAGGCGCGGCAGTAGGTTGTGCGGCGGGTCTATTTGCAATCGCATCAAGCTCTGCGTCAATCTCATTGATACGATTGTTCTGACGTTTAACCAACGAGCTATCCTTGCCTTGTATCTGCTGTTGTAAGTCCTTCTTTTCCTTGAGCAAGTTCATTGCTTCTTTGGCATCTTGAGTTGATAGCCCTTCAGGAATAGAGCGGTACAAGCCAACTGAGTTTCTGTAATTGTTCAGCGACTCCTTGGCTTCTGCCATTGTCATGTCTCCGGTAGAAGCCAATTGCTTTAGCCTCACGACATAAGCCTTCTCTATGTTGCTATCGTTTGCTGCAGCCCTAAAGAAATCAAATTGCTTGTCGTCCATAGATAGGAATCCCTTCTTAGAATAAGCTGCAGAAACAGCGGAAGGAACCCCAAGCACAAAGCCACCGACAGCCTCTTGAGCTCCGGCAATAGCTACGTCTTTTATATATTCAGCAGAAAGGAACTCAGGAGTTTGGAACATATCCTTTCCCTTCGCCGTGTTGTACATATCTTTTAAAGCATACTCAGAAACCTGTTGTAGAAATCCGGTCTCACCCTCAGCAAGAGCCGCTCCGCCCACGGTGATAAGACCACGAGCAAGCATGCTGTCGACCTCATTTTTAACAAGCTCTCCAAATGTCTTGGCAGTGGTAGTGGCTCCTGCCTTCCCCATAGCGCCTAGGATGATTCGGTTCATCATTCCTTTGTTAGCTATCACGTTCCTAAGACCTATTGACTCTAGGATTGCAGATGTAATTCCTATTGGAGCTATAACAGATAGCTTTTCATTCTCCGATATTTTATCAAACTCAGGGTTCTTTGACATCTCCTCGTACACATGGTCTGTAACTTGAGCATACATTTGAGCGGTTCTCTGCGCCCATCCCATTGTAGTATTTCCGCCGACCATTGCCGGCAATGACTGCGCGACGCCAAGTATAGCTCCTCCCCAAAATCCTTGTTTTTTTAAATCAGAAAACTCAACCGTAGTGTTAGGGTCTCCCATTACAATCTCAGTTCCAACCCTTATTGATGGGAGTAGATTTCTTTTAAATTCCTTTCTTAAATCATCGTTTGGCAATGCATTAATAGAATCCTTTTGCTCGTCAGTCAAGCTATTATACCAATCCTTTTCGGTTTGCCCGGCCTTGGGCATTGGGATAGGTTGAGGAGTTCCTATAGGAACTACAACAAACTTGTCGCCCCTCTTCTTTGACTCTGCAACAGCCTCATCGTAAATTTCATTTATTCTAGCGGCATTAGATATGGCAATGCTCCCTGATTTGACGTCCTCGACCGGATTTCCTGTAGCCTTTTTGTCGGTAAGAGATGCCTCAACATCTTCGCCTACACCTAATGGGCTGTATTCTGAAAACATAGCGTCAATAAATGCGCTCACTTGTCCTGCAGCCATTCGCCCTACACCTCCCAAGAGGTTGTCAATTAGAGCGCCTCCCATTGTACCTTGCTGCCCTTTCATTCCCACATACCGACCAACTGATTGGTCTAGATTTTTGGCGTCAAGTGTAATGTTGGACTCACGTGCAGCAAGCTGTTGTTGCTTTGCAATTAATAGACTTTCTTTTTGAAAATAGTTAGCAGACTTTTGCTTGAACTCAGGGGTGTTTCTGTCTTTTAATGGAACAGCATCAATAGCAGCCTTCTCCTCGTCTAGCTTTTTCTTTTCTGATAAGAATGATGTGATGTCGTTTTTAAGAACAGTAACATTATCGTTTAGCTTTTTAATTTCCGCATCTCTCTCCTCGTCATTAGCAAATCTTTTATTCTGCTCTGAGTATTGTTTTTCTAAAGACTTAAGCCCTGTTACTTCCGTGTTGTCATCAATAAATTGACGGAGTTTTTTAGCCTCAGCCTCAGCCCCGAAGATAGGGTCGAGAGAAAACTCCATCTTCTGCCCATTAGGAGCAGTAGCAATCATCCAATCACCCGTCGCTCCTGACTCCTCAAAACTGAATCCCATTGGGCCAAACTGATAGTTCATTTTAGGCACAACAAATTCTTCCTCGCTATTTATTAAGTCAGGAGTTATGATGTCTAGTGAAGACTTATAGAACTCAGGAGTAGCCGCTTCTTTCTCAGCTCTTGTCTGAGCTATTTTAGCAAAGTCAATCTTTGGGTTTATGCCTAGCTTTTGATTCTCATCCTGCGGCGGAGTTATTCCGCTAAAGTCAAACTTCTCCGGCTGTCGAGAAGCCGAAGAAGAACCTGCCGAAGACAATCCCGTAGTAACGGTTTCTTCTTTTTTTTTTAATTCTTGCTGAGCCGGCATTTGTTGCTGAGCCGGCATCTGCATCTGTGGTTGAGCCTGCTCTTGCATTTGTGGCTCAGCCTCAGCCCCACCGACCCCCATTAGGGTTTTAAAAGCATTAATGTCTTTTCTGTATCCCGTACCAACGAAAAGATTGTAAGCGTCGTTTAATGCCTCAGGATTTGAAAGCATGAGTTGCTTAAAATCTTCGTAAGATTTTTTATATCCTGTACCTACAAAAAGATTATAGGCATCTTTAATTGCTTCTTCATTCATAGCTCAAATATACTACTATAGTTACTTATCATTATACTTTCCGCCAACACCACCACCTGACTTATTCCACTCGTCAGCCGCTGTCGTTGACATATTAGCTTTCAAAAAATTCATAATCATAGTCGCATCCGAGCGCCGTTCATCTACGTCTCCTTCGTTTGTTCCGACCTCTATTTTAGTGACGTTGTCGGGTGCAGTTATAACGAGATTGTTTGTCACTCCCGACTCCTCAACAGAAAAGCCTGAGCCTTCAAGTATCTCAGCCATCTTAGTGACAGATAGCTCTTCTGCTGAAGAAAGAATATATCCTTCTATCATGTCTTTATTTGCATCAACAGCAGCGTTCCATAAATCTTTAGAACTAGGGCCTGTAGCAGCAGCAGCAGTTCCCTTGTAGTCTCTACTAGATTCAATGCTCTTCTCGTAGTCCGCAGTACCAAAGTCACCTTTTCCGAATCTATTCAAATCAGAATCAGTAATCTCTCCAAACACCTCAGTTCCCGATTTAAACCAATCATTCGACGACTTAATATTTAAATTGGCGTCAGTAAATGGTATAGACCTATTTTTATTTGGGTCAGCGTATTTAAACGTAACTCCATAAGCCTCTTTGTTTGTTTTAGGGTCGATGTACTTACCTCTACTAATACCTATAAGGCCCTCTTCCTTTGACTCAGGCAATCCCAAGATTGCATCAGTAGCCGCCTGTACTCTTGCGTCATCTCCTGTGTAAAGGTCTTGCCAAGATTGGAATACAGACTCTTTCCTTTGCTTATCTAATCTTGCTAAGTATTGCCACTGTTGTTCCGGCGCTTTTTCAGAAGCGCCAATTACAGTCACCTTCTCAGTCTTGTCGTACATGAGTCGCGCTTGAGTTCTGAGATATATAAACGCCGCCTCTTTCTGAGCCTCGCTAAATTGAGGCACAGGGTTGTCTGAGTTTGGGTCGTTCTTTAAAAGAATAAGTTCCGGATTGTTCTTAAGAAATGTTGGGTCGGAATTCCAAGTGTACGTGTATTCTTTCCCTGTTTCTTTCTCAAAATTCAACTCATTGGTAAGGATAGAACTTGTGTGATAATCATTAGACATCATGCCTAGAAGCATCTTTTTTTCCGCATCCTCAAAGCCTATCAATACTCCCTTCTCATCTTCGCTCAAATAACTTCTCTCTGTTATGTCGAGAATCTCAGTAACTGTACCTCGCTTATATTTATTTTTAATGTCAGTGAGAACGCTTATCTCCTCACCTAATCCTTGGACATAAGCACCAACGTTTGATTTAACGTCAAACTTATCAAAGTGCCCTTTCATTCTATTACGCAATGCGTTTACAGTTGTGAAATCATTTGGGTTATCACTCATGTTTATAACACCATCAGGACCCTTTATTGTTTTTGCAACGCTTACCGTTCCGTCTGTCGGATTTATATATAGTTTTGTTTTTGAGAAGTTAGCAAATCCCTCGGCCTCGCCCATAAGCCAAGGCTCAAGGTCTTGAGATTTATCAGCCTTCATGCGTGCTATCTTATTGGTATACTCTGTTTGGTATTCCTTCATCAAGTCAAACGCTTGATTGGTTCCGTCAGTTATGTTTTGACGCATCACCATATAGTCCTTCAGCTTTAGCTGACCCGACTTCAATAGCTTGTCTTGCATCAATCTAGCTTGTGAAGCATCAGAGCCATACTCCAATGCCCACTGATTCATCCCTTTGTGGTCTCCTTGTGGTGCGTTAGCAAGCTGTTCACCGTATTGGCGGGAAGCTTCATCTATTGCGGCTTTCTTTTCTTCACGTATCCGAGTCTCTTCTTTGAGCATGTCGGACATGTTCTTTCCTATCTCGGCCCAATTCACATAACTGTCGGCCTCGCGTTCAGCGTATTTAAAATATGTTGCCATCTGCTATTATTGGAATGGGTTAAACGGATTGTAGTTCTGCAAGTATTGTTGATTTTGAAACAACATCTGTCTTTGCTCAGAAGTTAAGTTATTCCTAAATTGTCGATATTGAGAATTGTTCATATCTCCGATTCCTTGAAAATCTAATGATGAAAACTCTCCTTCCTTCAGTGGCTTACCACCAAGAGCTTCAAATTTAGCAAATTCCTCAGGAGTAAATTGCATTTGGGATAAAGCAGATTTTTGAGCGCCTATATTTCTAGTGTACAAAGGAGCGGCTTGAATAGCTGTTTGAGCAAGTCCTTGAACACTCTCAAACCCTTGAGCAATAGCTGCAGCTCTAGCTTCTTGAGCGTCTCTTGCCGCCATCTGAGCGCCTGCAACTTTTTCTAGATTTAATTGTACGCCTATATCACCAAGCCTTGACTCCTCAGTAGCACTGAGTCTAGCTAAATCAGAAAGCTCCTGACCCTGAGCCTCTCTCACGTCTGCCTGAGCCTCATTTTGAGCCATGAGGACACGGCCCGCTGTTGGAGCAACTCCCCTTGACTCTCCTTCTACTCCTGCTTGAATAGCTTGAGCACCCGCTGAAAGCAAGGCGTTTTGTTGGTTCTCATAAATTTCTTTGAATATAGGCAATCGGTCATAGAAGTTTACGTCAAGCCTTTTCTCCGCTTTGGCTAGAGCGTTTTGAGCCTCTCTTTCAGCTTCCCTCTGAAGCTTCTTTTGCTTATTAGCTTGGCTAAAAGACATTCCTGCTGATGCCGCTGTGGCTGCTGTGCTAACTATTATTGCTGTTGTTACTGCCATTTTATAGAGTTTTTATCATCTCACTTGTATACGAATCTCCTTGCGTGTATCCTAATTTCTTGTAGGTGTTTATTAGGCCCGGATGCTTTATCAAAGCATAACAATATTTTGACCCCGCTGATTTGCATATTCCTGTAAGCGAAGAAATTAAAAGCTCAATAGCTTCCTTTCTTTTGGGCTTATTGATGTACTTCTTATTAGAAATAATCCAATCAACCCAAGCCGCTTTTGAATTGGTTAGGTACATGAATCCGGCGCAAACAGGTGTGTCACCGTCCATAATCATTATACCACTCTTCCCATTGTCAGGAAGAAAGTCTAACGATGGAGGAACCCATCCCCATTGCTCCCACCATCCAACCAAAGTATCGTGGTAGTCGTTTTCATTTAAAGCGCGTACTACAAGGGAATCCATATACGCACAAAGGTATTAAATTTAAGGATAACTTTTCATCACCTCAGACTCCACAGCAAACAGTTCTATTTTATTTGTAGACGAATTTTCAAGAGTAAATACGCAGTAATGCCCCAACACTCCGTGTGACTCAGCTATTGAACCCTTTATGTACAAGAAGTATGCGTCTTGAATTGGTATGGGAACAGAGCCGGGAGTTGATGTGTCTATTGTGATTCGATTTATTCCTAAGGGGTAGTTTTGAATTATGCCTGTTATCTGTCCCGCCAATTGAGGAGTGGTATACGGAGGAGTTGCAAAGTACAGATAGTCCCCTATGCTGACTATATTGCCTATCTGAATAAGCGGGGATACTGAAAAGTCAATTGCATTTAATGCGCCCATAACTTGATAGCTTCTTCCTATTCCGTTCAAGCTTCTAAGAGGATATTCTGCAGGAGTAGCGGGAACGCTTCCTGAGTTTCTAACGAAAGCATACCAAGACTGCTCCTTCTTTTCATACCAACCTGCATCAATAAATCCTGAGTATTGAAGGTCAGTTGTCAATAGGGTGTCCCAAATAGAGTCGCCCTCTAGGTTTATGGTCTTGAATAGCTTGTTCTCAAGAGGGACTGTATTGAATACGCTTTGAATACTCGTCGGTGTAAACGCAAGAGCGGGGTCTCCAACCTTTGTCCAATAAGCCTCATAGAATGTATTTCTTGATGAGTTCGTATTATGACGATAAAGGTCTCCTCCTTTGAATGTGTATAGAAAATTATTCATCCCAATAATCCAATCGGGATAAAAGGAATAGAACGAAGGCCATCCCTGCGCTTGTTGGCTATATGTAAGTGTATATGTCATTTTATGGGCAGGTATTTAGTATTTCCGTTATCACTCCGTTCTGAACCCTAATGGTATCGTTAGCCCCGGTCAAATTGCTTGTCTTGTAGTACCCATCCAATAGTACGTTTTGTCCATACGGGTCTGAGAAAACCCAATCATATAAACCAAGGTATGGATAAACCCCGCTGACGCCAACGACACAATATGACTGATTCAACTCAAGTTCGCAAAAGGCAATAGGGTCGTCTAATGAAGCTACACGTACAGATGATTTAAATTTTTTGAGCATTGTCGGGCACTCAATGGAGATGCTAAATATTGCGTCAACACAAACTGAATAACAAGTAATGTCAACAACAGGAGATGCATAACTTGTTTTTGGGATAACCATTACGCATTCTCCCGGATTTGTAGCAGTTGTCAAATCTTGAGATGCTGCGACGCTTATCGATGAAGTGCCGCCTGTAGCAACAAATGCTGCCCCATCCCAAAGATAGTCAGTTAAAGAATAAGGCCCTCCAACTAATGAGCCTGCAGGACAAGCAGAAACTTCTGAGCCTGTAATTCCTGCGTATGTAGCAAGTCCCGCAGGAGCGGCTAAATATCCAAAATTTTCAGAGCTTAACTTATTGTACGTAATCCCTTGAAAAACTGCCTTTATTCCGTCAGGAACACTTTGAGGCATAAACCTAATTACAATGGCTCCAACATCAGTAGCTAAAGCGCCTGTGTTTATGTTCAGCATGTATGCTCCGCTTCCTTCCGACACCAAAATCACACCCTCTCCGCACGGAACTCCGCACGACGGACACGCTTGAACAGGCTGAAGAACCCCGTCGATTAATTGCCTAATAACAGTTCCGTCTGAATACCATCCATTCACTGCAAAAATAGTTAATGCTGAGTTGGTGTATATCGACGTAGAGTCGGATAGCGACGTTCCATTAAGAAAAAATGGTTGTGGGGATTGAGTAGGCATTATACGGAGCAATTACATTTAACAAATTCTATATCTACATCTCCAAAGGCAACGTAGTAATCGGCGTTTACTATGCATAAATCTTTAACCACTTCTTCGGGGTCAAGGGTCAATGAGACAGGAATCCCACTACCGCAAAGCCCTCCCGGAAGAGAGATTCCTGCCGTTTCTGTTGCTGAAAGATTTACTATCTCTATTACAAAACATTCATCTTGACAAACAAGGCAATCACAGCAAAGGGACGTTAAGCTCTCCTCAGACCCATCATTTGTATAGCATAAGCCGGTTATACTTGTTCGTCTTAGGTCCCAAATTAAGTACAAATAGTTTCCAAGTGTAGAAGATGGGACGGCAAATTGCGCCTCAAATAAGTTGCCTCCTCCCGTAATTGGAGATGCTACTGAAGAAGCTAATAGCAAAGCTAAAATATCAACAGAGTTATTTAAGTAAAGCGTAGAACTTCTTAAGTATCTGAACTTGTTTCCAAGTGAATTGAATACAAAATCGTCAGGGGCTATCTTATTTGTCTGAAGTATTACGTCACTTCCATCAGGCGGAAAAGCTCCCGTCCCTACATATCCTGTAGTTAGATTGTACCTTGAAACAAGAGGAGTGTCTATCCCTGATTGGAACACAACTGAATTTGATTGAAGAGGACCAACAAATGTTCCGTTTGTATATCTGAACTGAGAATGAATTGTCTTTCCCGAATCACTGTCGCTAGTTATCACTACCTCAACAACATTCAAAACATCAGGAACAGGGCAATCAATAAGCATAGTCAAAACTACAGGGCCCGTATATGTTATTTCAATTAATACAGAACCTTCCGAAACGGAGTCTTTAAAAAATGTTATGTTGCCCGAAGTGGTCTGAGGCCCCGAAGAAGTGGTTGTTCCATTATATGTAGCGCTAATGTCAAACTCACCTTCAACACTAGACACCATCCAAGATATAGTGGTCTGCCCAATATTAGGGCCCAACTCTACGCAATACTCAAAAGTATTTGTTTCCGCTCCTGCCGGCAGGAACAAGGTGAGGGTTTGAGAAACGCCACACGCAAGGCATTCGGGGTTTACAGGAAGCTCTCTGTCATTTAAGGACAGAACGTACTCGTTCATGTAAGGGTCATACCCTCCTAGTTTCTGAGTGCCAAAAGATTCTATGAATCTATCTCTAAACCAAGTACGCATACCTAATTCAGAAATAACGTTTAGGTCTTCGTTTGAACGAGAGTTGCCGCGAAGCTGAAGTACGGCTCCTCTCTTTATGTCTGTAAAAAATCTATCATATCCCCATTGAACATAACTCTCAGGATTAAAGCTAATCCCATACTTTTCTGTTCTAGCTATTTGAGTGCCCAATACTTCGGGAACTGATGATATAGCGCCTCCTCCTGTTGAGTCAGACAGCAAATTTTTACCCGCTAAAACATACGATATCTTATCCTCCTGTAGCACGAGAACGTCAGTATCCCTAGCGTCTATTATATATATCCTCCCAAACGAGGTCTCTAAATTCTTAAAGTTAAGAAGACCTAGATTGAACTCATTGAGCTTATTGACGTTTGTCTCTTGGTTGTAAACACCGCTATAGGTAATGTCAGCATATCTATCAGCTGCCTTATAGTCCTGAGCTGCAACAGAAGTAACTCGGTTTCCAAGATTAAATGAGCGACCAACAATCGAGTCTCTAATCTTATAGCTTTCTACTCCGTTACCAAAAGCGAAACAATTGAAGAATCCGGTTTGTACTTCCCCGGGTATTCCTGCTGTAATGTCTTGAGACACGTCTCCTGCGCTGTTCCCTGATAGGTGGTTTCCCTCAGAGTCAATGGCAAACGATAATTCATTTTCAAAGAACACATCAGGAAGGGTGTCCAATGGCTCGGTTTCAAAAACCAATGTGTTGTCTGCTCTAAATACAGTTATCTGCGAAGTAATAGAAGACCTTCTTTTATCAGCTCCTGTCGCTCCGTTACACCTAACTGTACCTGTTATGTTTAATACCAATCGGCCATCACCGTATCTATAAAACTGATAGTAATTGGTACATACCTCAGGTGTTGGTATTCCTAAAGTTGGAATGAATACATTCGACACAGGACACTCTCCGTCTCCAACATCTGAAAATCCATTATTCAATACAGAAGCTACATTGTCTCCCACCCACCAATCGTACATATTATCATAGTTAGCTGACGCCGTCAAACTAACTTCTAATGTATATATTCGTCTCTCGCACTTACGACCTCCATCTCCTGTTCCTAATCTTTGAAACCTAAAAGCCATAGTTATCCTGCTTCCTGCAGGAACAGTATAGTCAACCCATGCTGAGCCATCCCATATATTCATAGGATATTCTTGCATAGGAAAATCACCTCCATTATTCTCGTTAGTAGTTCTTGGCCCCGGACTAATAATTGCATTTGCTGTTTGAGTAGCCTGAAAAGAAGATGGTTTAATCTTCATATAAACACCGGCAGGAGGAACCACTCCTTCTTGAGTAATTATAAAGCCTGCCTCCTTTGCATCCTTCTCTAATACAGTCGCATAAGCACATGTATATAAAGGGCCGCCGGTATCTCTTTTCACTATATATCTATCCCCCGACTCAACCTTACGCATATTCTCTCCTTCAAGAAGAAAGTAAACATCGGTTGTTGCTTCTTCTGTAAAAAATATACTCGTGTATATTGTCTCATAGTTTTCAGCGTCCGCTTTACAAACAAACTTGTATCTCTTAGCCCAAGACGGAGCTCTTTGAGAAGTGGGTATAGTGACTCTTATAGAGTTCTTGGTAATAGAGTTTGCACATGGTACGTGTTCAGTATTGAATGGACTTACTAGCGCTGTAGTCGAGCGGTTAAACTCGTCCATGTACACAATCCCTATCTCATAACCTCTATTGCTATGCAAGCTTCTTGGGGTTGATACTTTTTGGAAATAAACCTCCGCTTCTGATACTTTGTAATGGTCGTAAATGTTTTGAGTAATAGCAGAAACATTGTCAACGTATCTCATAGCAAGAAACTGCAACTCAATTACAGTGCTAGATGGGGATGCTATTGTTATAGCAATAGGTTCATTTGCTGCGGATATGCCGGCCTCATACTTAGTTACCGTCCCAAAGGCATTTGGTGTTGCCAATGTATTTGGAAGAAGACAGTTTACTTGGTCAGTAAATGTGGTTCCGTCACAAGAGGTATCGTCTCCAACAATTGGAGAATACACAGGTAGTATATTGAAGGCAGTACCAACTGCATCTTGAAACTCTGCGCTTGTAGCCAATGCGTACACCGAAGCATAGTCATTTGCAAGTGAAAAAGAAAATGTAACAGCTAAATCAGAAACTGTATCGGTAGGGTATGGAGCATCTCCTGTATAAACCACGTGTGTCAAGCTCACTTCTATTGTTATAGCAGACCCTGCCACTAATTCTATTCCCGCTAAATCTATCTGAATAACAGAATCAGCAATAGCTATTCCGGTCCCAAAAAAATAATCTCCCGAAGTCAAAGTGTACGGAATATCCTCAAGCCCTATGTCTTCAGTTAAAAGCGAAGTCTCGTACTCTAGTCTTGTAGGGTTTCCGTACTTATCAATCAGGTCGTATCCTTCAAGGTACGCTCCATACATAAGCCTGTTCCCCATTATGGTTTGAGCTTTTGCAAGCCTAGGAACATTGTCGTACAACCTTAAAATTTCTGAATCAGGAAGTATCGTAAATATCTTGCTGTTATTAAAGGTGAGGGTCTCTATGACGTTGTCCGATATACCCATCTCTGCCTTGTCAAGCTTTTCAATAACCTTGATAATATTGCTGTTTGCTGCTTTAAACAAAAGGTCTATGCCAACGACTAGTGGTCCGCCTGTATTGTACGACACAATAGCTGCATTAAAAGAGTTGGTCATTCCTTCATTGAGATAGCTATTGCTGCTAAAAGCAAATTCACTAGGTATGAACGCAGGGTCAGACCACTGAGACGTAGCGGAATATTCTCCGTCTATGTATCGGTATCTATAAGCAAAACAAATAAACCTTTCTTCTAGATAGTTGTTTTGACCTGACTGCTCAATCATCTGAACTGTAGGCGCAGCAATAGGGGGCTTCTTTATTACAAGCAAAGACTCGGCTAATAGGTCAGGTCCGTTAGGAAGCCCACCTCCATCTATATCTCCAATAGGATTAGGATAGTTTCTATTGATGTTTATAAACCTAGGTTGGTTATAATCGTCTGTAAAAAATAAAAGGTCTCCTACCTTGTCAATTCCCGTAATAAGATATCTTGGGTTGAAGTTCAGTGTTGTGTTTACTCCGCCACCATCATTTATGCTTATCACATGATATGTAAGAATATTAGTAATGGTATTGAAGGAAAGTATTAAGTCTAGCTTCCCCGTTGGATTAGGGCCTGAAGTAGTGCTAGTAAAATTAGGGTCATGCACAAACCAATACACCGTTTCGTTTGCACTATCAGCAAACGCTCCAATGCAAACAGCATCAACACTAGTGGGAGTTCCATCAAAATAAGCAAGAGAAGTTAAAGGAAGATTCCCCTTTGTGTTCTCAATAACACCAATCTCAGACTGTTCGGTAGAACCCATTCTGACATTCATTGCGTCAATATATTCTCCGTCAGGAACAAGGCGTTCATCAACAACCTTATTCATTTTGCCCGCAATAAAATTTCTAGTGAAGTTTGCCATATTATTTAATCCACTTGTCCATTCCACGAAGATTCATTAATAGTCTTCCCGGATGAATGTTACTCATTCTTATTTTTGCATTTCTCAAAAGCGCAGACCTTTCTTTTCTTGCGCGAGTAACAACATACTCTTGAACTCCAAGCTTAGAGTTTAGTAACTCGTATTTAATTGAAGCGTAAATATATTGCTCAAACAACTTGTTTACAGTGACCAATGAATTGTCTCCATTCTCCATTCCGTCTGAGACATACTCAAGGATGCAGGTCTGACCCGACATACTTGAGTCAAAGTTAATCACTCCTGCTTTCTTGTCGATATTAAAAGTGGGATTGAAGTTTGCTGTTTCTGTATCCAATCCAAACGCAGCACCAATCCTATAATCAAAATACCAACTTCCATCTATATACCATCCCCAATTCCCATTGTATGGGCTGTTCTCGTTTAGGTAGATACTCTTCTTTAATTTGTGAAGCCTGTCGTAGTCGATATTGGAGAACTGAGGCTGAAGGATATTGCCGTTTATATCAAACAGAATATTGCCATTATTGTCCTGCAAATAAGCATTGGACGATAAGGTCTGAATGTTCTCTGTTAATGGTCTTAACCACCCATCTTTGTAAAGAGATATACGAACCCAATTGACGTAGTCAGAAGGAAGCACATACCTCAAAGATTCAGTGACGTCTAGCTCTAGGATTTTTACCTCCTTGAACGCATCGTAATTAAGCTCTTGAATAGCTCGCTTAGCATGAAATAGAATCTTGTATCTTTCTTCATTGTTGACCAAGGAGTGGTTACCTGTATGCATCAACATAAAGTTTGTAACAACATCTTGTAGGCTCACATATTGATATGACCCCCAATTCTTGTCCTGAGGTGTATTGCCGTTATTTTCGTAATACTGATATTGTGAAATATAAGTCATGCTTTTTTATTTTATTGTTGCTGACTAAATGATGGCTGCTCATGTTGTTCTTGAGCTATACCAAATTGAGATACTTGTATCTCTCTAATAGACATACCACAATATTGGAGAATCTTCATAACCAATTTGTACTCATCCTCAAGAGGCATCTCAAAGTCTTGATAGTCCGGCTGCGATTGGTCGAATGATGGCTCTCCATTAATAAGAGTAACATAAGTCCATTTCGGTGGTTTCGGATATCTGAAATAAGTAGCGTTTATTGCTCCGTATCCTGATAAAGAAAAAGGATAGATGCTTATAACAGAGTCATTCAATACGTAAGCAGGAAACTGTAATGATGGAGATGTCAGCATAGACATATTCAACATAGTTATCTTTCCGTTAGACACCTTCTCCGCTTCTGAATAGGAAGTGGATGAGTACACAGAGTAACCTTCTGATACGTTTTGAAATATATCCTCAGTAAGACCAAGAATTTGTTCCGATATAACAGCCGAAACAAACGCGCTTTGATAGGTTGTTGTATTCAACACAATGTCTCCAACAGAAACTCCATTTGTAATAAAGTTTCCCGGAGCGGTAGACTCTAATTGAAAAGGAGTAGTAACCAATCCTTGAAGCCCCGTCGATAATAGACTTGTGTAGCAAACAACCTTATTAATCATGTACGCCTCATTGCCTGTAGTAGTAACTGAAGGTATATAGAACTGATTTATCGGCGCTCCTATTCCATTAAAGACAGGATACAAAAAGTCGTTCACTATAAATATCTCCAACATTTCAGCAAGAGGCTGCGCTATGTTAGCGTAATCCGTTCCTGATAGACGTTGGTTCTCCATGTTCACAGCCTTGTTGTAGCTACTGAAGTATTCTTCATATAACTCCATTTGAGCCTGCATAGCATACAGGTTAAAATCGGACGGAGAAATATACCCGTAGTTGTTCTTATTAAGGACAGACAGTACAGTGTTTCTTACCGAATTTATCATTGCTTCTTTTTTACAAATGTAATAAAAAAAGAAGGGCCAATTGGCCCCTCCCTTTCACATCACAATATAAACACATGCAGAACAAATCAATCTTCTAATGACATGTCTAACATCTTCAACGAGTCAATGCCATCGTCGCTCTGTAGGAACGAAGCAGCCACATCTGCCGGCTCTTCTCCAAACGGAACTGAGCACATTTTCTTCTTGTTCGTTGAGGTATTAAACCATATTTCTTTTCCATTACTTCTAAGAGTCAGCAAGCTTTTCTCAAAGAACATACGGATTTTTGCTTGGAACTTCAACTCAGGGTCGTTAATCACATTCAAAAATTCTATCGGGTCGTTTTTAGCAAACACCAAAAGGTCCCGCTTCATTTCTGCAGTCGACACTGTCGATGGGTCTTTCCCAAAAAGAACTCTAGTAAGCATCTCCATTTGGTCAATGGTTAGCTTGCGAGCCTCAATTAAGGCGTCAACCTCAAAATTAAGAGTCTCAACCTCTGTTGTAGCATCTTTCTCTTTATCAACCTCCGAAAAGATAATTCCATTATGAGGATGATAATGAAGAAACTCCTGCAATACAGGGTTTGTTTTTGGAACTGTTAGTAATCCGTCTTCAAAAACAATTGGTTCAAGAATAGCGTTGCCATCTTGCTCATCTTCAAAAGGCGTCTTTTGATTTACCGCATATCGTAATACACGGTTTTGATTCTTTGACTCATCATACCACATTAGTGGAAATCTTGGATGAGTTCTAGAAGCTAATGTAAATGACAATGGAGTTCCATTGTTTAGTTTGTAGACTTTGTCTACCGGTATTTTTGCTTTTGACATTTGATTGAAATAAATTTAATTTTAACGATAAAGAAAAAGAGGAGTGTCTTTGAAGACACCCCTCATTTTCAAAAATACTATCCGTAGCGGAACAACACGAAGTTGTTTGCGCCTAGAGTACATACGCAACGCTCAGAAAGGAAGTTAACTTCCATTGCATCAAGGTCACTTGTTTGAGCACCTCCGGCAGAACCTGTAATCCAAGTTTTGTAACGGCGGTCTTCAGCCTCACTAGCGCGATAACGCACGTGCAAGAATGGACGCTTAGCGTTTTTACCCATGATTTGGTCATACACTGAAGTTGAACCTGCAGGAACAAGCATACCTGTTACAGTACCTGTTGCTGTTGCAGCAGTAGAGTTTAGACCACCGCGCATTGTTGGGTCGTTCAAGTATTTCCAATCAGACTTATAGAAGTCATAACCACGACGGAAACCGCTGAATCCAAGATTCAATGCCATCTCAACATCGTTATCAAACAGTCCATAAGAAGCACCGTTTGCAGAACCTGTTCCATTGTAACCGTTCAATGTAGCCAACATGTTGTCGATGTCGAAGCTCAATCCACGGTTAGCGAACACAACGTTCTCTTCAATTGCACCTTGCTTGTCCAAGCGAGAAACAATTGTATCCCAATCAGGAAGAGTAGTTGGTGTACCACCACCCCATACGTTACCACGAAGGTTTACAACATAGAAAACACCTTGAGAACCGATGTATCCTGCGGCAGCAGCACCACCACCTGCACCTGCAACAGCAGGAACAGCTTCAATCATTGCAGTCTCAAGATAGTCCTCAAAACGAAGACGAGTCTCGTGCTCTGATTTCAAATACCAAAGGTATCCTGTAGCGCCATTCTCGGTAGTAACCTCAACCCAACCAATTTGAGCCATGTCAGAACCGTTTACTGCGTACTTATCCTTGATGATAATTGGATTGTTAGAGTAGATATCATCTTCAGCTTCCAAAGAACCAACCATTCCGTTTGTTCCTTTCTTGAACTCAGAACCGTAAATAAATACAGTGAAGTCCGCACTACCTACGCCTGTCCCTGCAATTGCAAGACCGGTTGCTTCATAGAAAGCAGCGGTAAATGTATTCGCAGAAGGAACCGCTGTAACGATTGCCTTGTTGAAAACACCTGTGGAGTTCGACTGAATCATCAAGGTTTGACCAACACGAATAGCAACATAAGTAACGTTTGCGTCATTCACTTGGAATGTAGCTGTAGCAGAACCTGCTGCAGTAGCAGCAGAGCATCCAACGCTTGTGTACTTGATGTGCAAACGGCCTTGTTCAGCCCATTTGATTTGGTCAGAATTTGAAGGCATCTCTGCTCCTACCATACGTAGGAATGATGCGATTGTACGATTACCATAGCGCTCAAATTCCTTCTCATAAGTATCAGGAAGATACTGATTGAGGAAGTTGAAGCTAGTGATATAGTTTGTTGACAACGCTACCTGCTCTGCGCTAGGCTGAAGTGCGTATGTCGGGTTACTCAATAGAGCATTTGCCATTTTGTTTTGATTTTAAGTTAAACTTTTTTTGCACTGCGGATTTTCAAGCCTTTCCCTGAATCAGGGTTTACCTCTCTAATCTGCATACCTTCGGTCGTTTTTGTAACCTCAGGCGTTCTTCTCTCAGACATGTTTATGTTTTTAATGTTTCTGAGAGTTCCGTCCGTAGCGTCTGATAGTCCTTGCTCATAGAAGAACTTGGCAAACTTTTCCGGATTCATAGCTATTGCTAAAGACCTGTGATATCCCTCCGCATCTTTCATTAAGCCCGTCTTGTCATCCAAAAACTTATTAATAAAGTTTGTTGGAGTTGACTGAGCTTTCTTTAGTTCGGTAGTGTCTCCCGGAGAAAAAACAATCTTTTTGTTATTCACGTTGAACTCAAAACCTTTGAACTCGCTTGAGAATACTTCATTCGTTTTTTGGTCAAACCATTGACGCTTACGACTTGCTTCCTCTTCAGCAGTCTTAGCCTGCTTTATATATTGTCGATACGATTCAAACTCTTCTTTCTCGCTTTCGGAGATACCTGCCGTGCTTGACTCAAGTGGCATTTTGTATTTTTCCTTTTGCTCGTTGAAGAATTTCTTCGCTTCGGCAATAATTTTTTTTCTTTCAATCTTTATCTTCTTTACCGTTGACTCATCATCAAGGTCCTCGTCGAACCTATAATCATCCATCAACGTTTCGATGTCCTCATTGTCAAGACCATCTTGTGTAGAGCGAAGATATTGCTTTAAAAGTTGGTCCCCGTCCATTGAATCAAAATCTTCCTTTAGCTTAAGGAAGTCTTCAAATCCTCGTCCGGTTTCTTTTTTATACTTCATAAAAGCGGCCACGTCCTCAGGCATGTCTTCATTCTGATTACGCTCGGCCATCAACTCATCAAATGAACTGATTTGCTTGTTATATCTTTTTCCAATATATGAAAGAACGTCTTCTTCTTTTAAGTCAGGAGTATTGTTGTTGTCATTACTGCCTGCCTCATCAGCATCACCGTTGGTATTAGATGCCTCTCCTGTTTCCGCCGCCTGTTCTGCCTCATGCTTAGCAAGCAATTCAGCTTCTCTTTCAGCAACTCCTTTTGATTCGGACCCATCTACCAATCTCACCTTTATATTTTCCATTTGATTTAAATTTGATTTGTTGCAAATTTATACAAAAATTGATACACTTTTATCGAGGTGAAAATTCAGCCAAATCAAAGCCATCCAAACTGTCCTCGTTAGACTCAAAATTTACAGCAGGAAGATTGTTCTTTCTCTGCTCTATAAGCTTTGACTGTTGAGTATTCTGTATGCTTATCCTTTTGTCTTTTGCAGTTTCTTTTGTATTATCTCTTTCGCCTAATACTTGAGAGTTAATCTTAGCAAGTTCTTGATTGTACGCAAACTCTTCCGCCATTAACTTTGATTTTAGCATGGCTTCCTGCTTCATCTTCTCAATCTCAAAAGCCACCTCTGCCTGTTTGATTTGCATCTTAGACTGAGACTCCATTTGAATTTTTTGCATAGCAACTTGAGAAGCCATCTCTTGAGACTTTAATTGCTGCTGAGAAATGATAGCTTGTTTTTGCATAGCCATCTTTTCTTCTCTTTGCTCTTTCTTAGTTCTCTTAAGTTTAAGCAGTTGATTTGCAAGTTTGATATTTCTTATCTCACGAATATCTATAGCATCCTCAAGGTTTATGTCGCCTCTTGATAATGCCATTTGAATATTGGCCTCAAGCTGTGCCTTCTGTTCTTCGTCAGGAGATATCTCTACAAATATTCCAAAGTCATATATGTATAGGTCGGATATATCTTCAAGGATAGATACATTGAACCTTCCAATCTGATTGATAAACTCATCTTTAAAGTCAGCGTACTGAAGAATATCTCCAATCCTGTAAGTAAGAGCTTCAGCCAAGGAACGGTATACGTATAAACCTGCGTCCAATATGTGTCTTGTAGCCGTATTGGAATTAAGCGCGGCAAGTTTTTGTAATCCAACCAATGAGTTAGGGTCAGGTGTTGAACCGTCACGAGCCTCGTTAAGACCTGTTACAGTCCTAATCATATCCATGTAGTGATTGTAGTTAGCAATCAACATTTGAGTCTTGCTTGCCCCTGAATTTGAAGTAAGTTGGGTTATAGGTACGCGAGCATTATTAAAGTCGCCATCTTGAGTAAAACTTCTTCCTATCACACTACCCGTTTGAAAGTAAAGTCTCAATGCATCCTCCGGATTGTAAGCGTTACCTGTTCCAAGGTCTACCTCATTCAATCCATCAGCATCAATAAATACTCCATCAGGAACAACACGAGCAATAACTTGCTGAAGTTTAAGGTGAGTGATTTGAATTAAGTCAGCAAATGGAATCATTCTGCGAACCAAAGACTCAATAACACCCTTATACATTCTTGGAGCGCAAGCAACGTACATCGGAAGGGCGTGCTGTGTAGCTGACTTTGGGCGAACCATGTTCTCAGCCATTTGCCACTTAAGAAGAATGTTGGTTCCCATAACCATGATACCCTCGTACCAAACGTCAATGGTTTTCTCAACCTTCTCAAAATTTCCTTCCTCCATCATTTCCGTAGGAGGATTGAAGTTATCATCCTTCTCAATATATCTTACGCCACCATTGTCTAAGTTCTTCTTTTTATATACAATCTTCTTGGTAGTCTTGTAATTAAAATACATTAGAGTGCAGGTATCTCTAAAGAATACACTGTTCTCATAGAATCTAGCTACATTATAGTAGTCGTACCAACCTTGACTGTATTGGGAGATATTCTCAAGGTCTTCTCTTGTAAGGCTTTGGTCTATCTTGTACAGCTCCGTAAGAGGAACCGTTTTGATTTCTCCCCAATAAAAACAATCCTTGAAGTATGGGTCTTCTGTGTAGCTATATACAATATTGGCAGGGTCTACATAAGAAATCTTAACGCCGGCTCCGGGTAAAAACTCATGCTTAGCAACCTGTATACCCAATACCATTTCATCATAGTCCAATCTCTTTCTTATGTCCTGATAATGATTTGCATCAAAGATGGTATCAATAGCCTCTTCCTCAGCTATCTCAATTGCAGGCTTATAATTCAGCTGCATGTATAAAGACATCTCATCGTCAGTTTCAGGAAGCTCATCGGGGTCCATCATAAATGGATTAGCTCCTGTCTTTTGCTGAATTATTGAAAGAACATCTTTACCTGCCATTTGCTGTTCAATCATCTCTTGGTACTTACTTCGATTTGATTGAGACATAGCATCTTGAGCGTATGCCTTTACTTTAAATAGGCGGTTTGACATTCCGTTTACAACAATGTCAACAAACTTTGGGATAATAGGAACAGGAGTCCAATCAAGATTTAAATAAGAAAGGTCTCCGTCAATAGCTAGTTCATTCTTGTACTTAGCTGTTGATTGCTCTCCACGAGCATAAAGCCGAACACGATGAAAGTCTCTCCACTGAGAATAGTATCTGCACGATGTTCCGTCTTTTCTAAACCATTCATATTGAATAGCCTGTCCTACTTGGAGTCCGAAACTTTCGGACGCCTTTTCCGCGTCTGTTGCAAATTGACTCGGAAAGCTTGTAGCCGTAATATCTATTACTATGTCTTTCATCTAATTAACTGACTTGTTACTCCGTCGTTCTTGTATCTTGCGAAGTTAACACTAATTTTTGATTCTTTTTTCTCAGGAACGTAAAGGTATTTTTGATTAGCCATTATAGCTAGGCCCGAACTAATCGAGGCATCAAACTTTGTTCTGTTGCTTATGTCAAATTTTGCCCAATCTTCAAGTGTTCTTGGAAAAGGCATCGTCCCCATTTCCTCAGGGTCTCTATACTTTGCTTCTAAATCCAATCCAATATATTTCTCAATGTAAGATTCTATTGCTGCTGCATGAGCCTGCTTAACATCTTCTGAAGAGTTGGGTATACCACCTAATTCTTTTTCTGTTTTGCTAAGCTTGGCGTATACCTTGTCGGGTCTATTCATAGAGAAGCCTCGATACCCTCTGTTCTTAAAGTGGTATAGCAACCTTGGTTTATTATTCTCAGCAAGTATGGGCATCCCATAAAATACACATGCCATTAGAACGTCTTCAAAAAAAATCTCAGCCGTTTGTGGGCGAGCTATATATTCTAGAAAGAACTCATTGACCGGAGCCTCGTCCATGTGGAACTTAGTCATTCCGTGAAGCGACCCATTGGACCCTCGACCATCAACTACTGCTGATATATCATAAGAGTCACAACCAAACGAGCCAAGATGTTCATTGCCCGGAAACTTAATTCCGTTTCTTGTGTGCACATTGTTTTGCATGTGCTTCTTTGGAGTCCAACTCACAAGGAATCTTCCTCTTTTATCAGGGGAAAATATAACCTCGGTATCTTTTATCCCATCCTTCCACATGAAGGACCCGCGAGTAACGTGATGCTCTTTAATTAAAGTGTCATTGTAATCAATCTGCTGATAGATTTTAGTCAGATTAAACAATGCCTGCTTACTTTCGTCCCTAAACGCATGTGACTCTGTTCTTGGGAACTGTCTATAAAACTCATTAAGAGCATCAGCATCGTTCTTTAAAGAATCAACCTCTGCCTCCCAATAATCAACAGCCCCATTCTTAATCCATGCGCCATCTATACCTCGCACGGGCTCAATGGGCTTTCTAAACACAGGCATTCCATATATATCAATAAACCCTTCAAGATTCCACTCCATTGGTATGAACAACTTGTAGAGCCCGCTCTTAGTTTGTCCGTTTGCATTTCTTGTTGAGACCCTTGACTCTTCGTATATATCCTTAAAGTTCTGACCACCCTTAGCTAAAGCGTTTGAAGTTGAGCCCATCATGCATTTGCCTATAATTTTACTACCTAGTCGCAAGCATGTTTTTGTAATCCTCCAATTCTCCTTAATGTTATTTGGCTTTATCCACTTACCACTCTCATCATGAGCTAAGAACTTGAGCTTCTCACCATCATAAGAGTTATCTTCTGTGTTTTTCCAATCGATGGTTGTGTCTAGTCCACTAACAGTATTGTCATCTGAAGTGTACATGTTTTTCTTGGTAATCTTTGACGCAGGAACACGAAAGGCTAATTCTGTTTTAGGCTTATCCATTCCGTCCA